CTTAGAGTACCCACACGCGATGCCGAAGAGAAGGAGACACTTCGTCTATCGCCCGGAGATACCTCTGAAGCCGCAACTGACTCGTAATCAGCTGGCATACCGCCGCGAGTACGAGGAGGTTGTGGCACACCTACACCCCTATGAGTACGAGGGGGGGCTGTCGCCGTTGGAAAGGGACACGGCGATGGATAGGCTCTTGTACCTCGAACAAAAGCTCTCAGCAGATGTCAAACCTAGGCAGCGTAGGCGGATGGCCTACGCGCAGCAAAGGCTGTGGCAGAGAGCCGGTATTCGAGACATGAGGCCGCAAACCATACCCGAGCAGGTGTGGATTGACGCCTCAGCGAGAAGCGCTTTAGAGTGGCCAATGGAGATGGTTGAGGCCATAGCGAGGGGCCAGGATGTGGTAACCGGTGCTTGGCGCCGGTATGCCAGCCTGGCCCAGGACGCACCAGAGACTGAGTGGACGGTGTCTGCGACGGCTGCGCAGGCTGAGCCCTCTGAGCTAGGTCCTACTCCGGTTGAGGTCGCCGTGCCGCGAAGGCAGCACGTTGAGCGACCTTTGGAGGAGGACTGGGCTATTGAGGACACCGACATTCCTCCTTATCTCGGTCGCGGTCGCGTTGGTCCATATTGGCAATGTGGCCACTCTAAGCGCGACCTAGGTCTTCATCCTAGGCCTGCTGGCGTTGGCACTGGTGGTTATCTGTACTACCGGAAAAGTGCCATAAGACAATGCACACACCCTCCAGAGGTTTGCCGGTGTGCGCGTGTTGTCTCGGTCAGGGGTGAGAGGATGAGGACTAGGCAAGAAATGGAACAGGCCTGGTTGATATCCGGGGGGGAAGTGAACCCGGGGCCAGACCTGCTAGCTAGCATGCTAGTCGCCATCTTCGTGGTTTGCGCGTTAAGGTTGTTGATTGCCTTAATTCGCATCCTCGTTACTCCAATCAATGTTGCCCTGTGGTGCGTCACTGTAGTTGCTATGGTGATGGCAGACAGGGGGATTGACGGTTACCTTGACCGGTTCGATTTCACTCATGAGATCACCGCACAGCGCGTCCGCGCCTATGCTCAGCAGTGGGTTGGTGGCGTAGATGGCGAGAGTGCGGTTCAGAAGATTCGCGCGATTCTATCCTCTCCCGTCTATGACGTGGTTGAAGGCGTTCGGCGTGATTTCTGTGATCATGTGAAGAACCGGTCTCAGGTAGAGGTATCCACGTTTCTCATACAGTCCGGGATGTGTCCTAATCCTGGGCCCCCTCGACCTCGGTTTGATGGGCTAGGCCCTCCTAGTTCGGAAGACCGGAGTCCCCGGCGATCAGCGAGAGTTGGTGAGGCTTTCGACGACCGCAGGGATAGGCGGAGAGAAAGGGATCGGCACGCTGCTAGGGGGCGCGGTGGGTGGGGAGTGACTGGGGCTCTGGCTCGATTGGAGGGTACGATCGCGTCGGAACATCGAGACCCACTCCCACCCATAACGACCCCTCCTGCCGTCAGTGTAGCCGGATCTGTAAGTGGAGCTGGGGCAATGCCTAGCTGTAGTGCCTCTGCGCCACCTATGGACTCCGGGTTACCACGGCCGGTAATCCCAATGGCCGCTGTCGCCGCGGTTCCCGAACCTGACGTTGTCAGGGAAGTACGACGTGAAGTATGGACGCCATCTTGGTGGTTGACACGTCTTTTTCCCTTTCTGTCCTATTACTGGTGGGTCCACACACCAGTGGTTGAGACGGTGGCAGCGCCAGCCAAGATGTGGGGCGTGGCAAGCGTATCAGCGATACGTATCGGACCCAAGTCGGATCTTGATGACACGCGCGTGGTTGTGGGGAGTCTCTTACGAGCTGGGTGTGATCCAGAAATCGTTTGGGACGTTCTCACGCACGCCGTGGAGCGTCAAGCGGCTAACCAGGCTCGCGTAGCGAGCCGGTTGGTGGTGGCTATGGACGACATGCGGCGGGTAAACGACCAATGGGGTTTTCGGCAAGGCGGACCGTCTATGGATGGATCATCCCGAGTGATTTGGTCGGCTATCCTTATGGTGTCTATTGTTGGGGCACTATGCGGATGGCCACTGAGTGTGCGGGAGTGGATTCAGGCAGTCCAATTGACCCTCAACATCGGCTGCACTATCATCAGTTATGTAGGAGTGGGCAGGGTTGTCCTGTTGGTACTCCTCAGTGTCGCCAGTGTCTGGACTTCGAGATCGCTAATCCGGCAAAGCGGGATTGCCTGCCTACTTTGGGGGCAACCTCGGTCGGGCCAGTGTTCACGAAGTGCCATACATGGCGGCAATGTAGGTGCAACGCGATAAAAGCTCTTCGTGTAGGCATGGTGCCACGCTTAGAACCAGTTCGAGGGTTTAGACGGTTCCGCCTTTACTGGGACAAAGCACTGCCTGCTTTGTCCATTCTTTATGCTGACATGGCCCACGTCCAAGAATCTTGGATCGATAGATGGCCGATGCCGAAGCAACAAGCTATACGACATAGTTTGTTGTTAGACCAGTATGAACCTGGCAAGACCTACTGTATGGTGAAGAGGGAAGTGGCGGCTCACACCGGTAGTAGTAGGCCTCGCGGGATTCAACCAATGGTGAACTTAGGGACCCAAGCTCGTACGGGTCCTCGTAGTTCGCGGTTCCAGAAAAGTGTTTGTGAGCTCTTCCGTGGTTTCGAGTTGGCGCCCGGGATTCGGTGCACCATCTCGAGCGGGATGAACTCGGATGACATTTCTCTGTGGGCCAACCAGGTAATACTGGGCAAGACTGAGTACTGGGTCTATGAGCGTGATGCTAAGTCTTTTGATGCCACTCTGGGGCGTAAGCATCACAACCTAGTTCAGTTTTGCTATCGGTCTCTCGATCCAACGCTGGCCGATTGGATGGAAGAGAGCTATGTCACGAAAGGGTACGTGAAGCGCACTGATGTACGCTATACTGCTGTTGGGACAACGCGATCCGGGTTCAATGGGACCACGATCGGCAATAGCATCGTTAACCTAGCGATTATCGTGGAGTCGATGGTAGCTTGTGGCTACACCGGCGACGTGATAGTCGTTGGGGACGATTGCTTAGTCGTGTCGGAGTGTCCGCTGGATGCCGGTCGGCTGGCGAGACTCGAGAGGAATTATGGGATTGAACCGGTGTCACGAGTGTTCCGTGACATCACCGACTCAAGTTACACGTCGGCGCTATTCGTGCCGACGAGGAACGGTCTCCGGTTTTGCCCTAAACCCGGGAGGGTTATGGCAAGGCTGTGGTGGACCGTAAAGCCCCCTGGTGACAAAAAGTTGGAACAGTATCGATGGTCGGTGAGGCAGTGCTTGAGCCTCATGCATACCATGCCTGTCGTTCGATCTTTGTTATTGCCTCTTCG